CTTCAACAAGGTTAACGACTTCGTGAAGAACGCGGTCCACAACATGGACCTCGAGAGTGACCAGATCGTCATCGCCCTGAGCAACACGGCGCCGGGTTCGGAAGCAAGCAACCCGACCGCCGACGGTAACGGCGTTCTCGCCAACGTGACGCAAGTCGCCTACACGAACCTGTCGAGCCGCAACGTGACGACGACATCCTCGACGCAGACGGGCGGCACCTACAAGCTGGTGCTGGCTGACATCACGCTGACCTCGACCGGCGGCACGACTGGCCCGTTCCGTTACGTCTACATCTACGACGACACGGTGACGACGCCCGCCGACCCGCTGATCGGCTACTATGACTACGGCTCAAGCCTGACGCTCAACGATGGCGACAGCCTGACGGTAGACTTCTCGGCGGCTAACGGCGTCATCCAGATCGCATAAGGACTGCTCATATGGTCACGTTCGTGAACCGGGCGAAGATGTCCACGGCGACGACGGGCACAGGAACGATCACGCTCGGGTCGGCCAAGGATGGCTACCAGAGTTTCACCTCTGCTGGCGTAGGGGACGGCGAGACCGTCCGCTACGTTGTCGAAGATGGCAGCGCGTGGGAGATCGGTTCCGGCGTCTACACGGCGAGCGGGACGACCCTTTCGCGAACGGTCAGTGAAAGCAGCAACGCCGGCGCGGCGATCAATCTATCGGGGCAGGCGACGGTCTTTCTGACCATCTTGGCAGAGGATCTCGATGTCTCGCTCGATTATGGATTGGTAACGGGCGCTGTCACCCTGACGGATGATTATGGAGGGCTGGTCTGATGGCTCGGCAAATACAATTCCGCCGTGGCACCACGGCTCAACACAGCAGCTTCACGGGCGCCGTTGGCGAGGTGACGGTTGACACCGACAAGGATGTCGTCGTCGTCCACGATGGTTCGACGGCCGGCGGCTTCCCGATGCTGAAGGCGGCCGATCTGACCGCCGGCACGGGCATCAGCATCGCCGGCACGACGATCACGAATGCGGCCCCGGATCAAACAGTCTCGCTGACGGCCAGCACCGGGATCAGCGTCTCTGGCACCTATCCCAGCTTCACGGTGACCAACACGGCCCCGGATCAGACTGTCGCGCTGACGGCAGGCACAAGCATCACGATCACGGGCAGCTATCCTAACTTCACGATCACGAACGCCGCCCCGGATCAGGCTGTCGCCCTGACGGCGGGCAGCAACGTCACGATCACGGGCAGCTATCCCAACTTCACCATCGCGGCGACGGACACCAACACCACCTACACGGCCGGCACGGGCTTGCAGCTTGTCGGCACCGAGTTCAGCGTCGACTCGACGGTGGTCACCACCAGCGGCACGCAGACACTGACCAACAAGACGCTGACCGATCCCGCCATCGTCGGCACTATCCTCGAAGATGTCTATACCATCTCTGACGGTGCTGCCTTTGAGATCGACCCCGGCAACGGCTCTGTGCAACTCATCACGCTCGGTGCCAGCCGCACGCCCAAGGCGACCAACTTCGCAGCCGGTGAGGCTGTCACGCTGCTTGTGGACGATGGCACGGCCTACACGCTGACCTGGACCGACGCGACCTTCGGCGGCTCTGGCGTGGTGTGGAAGACGGACGGCGGTGTGGCACCTACGTTGAACACGACGGGCTACACGGTCATCGTGCTGTTCAAGGTGGGTTCGCAGGTCTACGGCGCTCGCGTGGGGGATGCGTGATGCTGAAATCTAAGCTGCTTTCCGCTACGGCGGCGGCTGGTGAACTGCTTGCGATTGAGGACGTGTTCTCGACGTATCTCTACACGGGCAACAGCTCCACGCAGACGATCACGAATGGGATTGATCTGGCTGGTGAGGGTGGGTTGGTTTGGACAAAAACTAGGTCTGCTGTCAGAAACCACTATTTGACCGATACTGAAATTGGTCCTAATAATGTTTTAAGCACAGATTCAAGCGACCCAACAATTAATTTTGGCTCCATAGGCTTTACATCTTTTAATTCTGATGGCTTTACTGTTGGAAGTTCCAGTGTCGCCAATAGCTTAAGCGACACTATTGCCTCATGGACCTTCCGCAAGGCCCCGCGCTTTTTTGATGTGGTGACGTATACAGGGACAGGTTCTGCCCGGAATATTGCTCACAATTTGGGCGTTGAGCCGGGGTGCATTATAATTAAATCTCTATCCTCGTCTGTTTGTCCTTGGGTAGTGTATCACAGGTCTGTTGGGAACACACAGGTTCTTAACTTAAACAACACAAATGCGGCGTCTTCTGCCTCTAACATATATTTCAACAGCACATCTCCCACGCAAAATGAGTTTACTCTCGGGACTTATAGTTGCGCCAATTCATCAGGAATTGATTACGTCGCCTACCTCTTCGCCCACGATCCGCTGGGGCCGTCTGGTGATGGCAGCGATGGGCTGATTGCGTGTGGGAGTTATATTGGTAACACTACTACAAAACCGAACATTAATCTTGGGTGGGAGCCTCAGTGGGTTCTAATAAAAGCCGCTGACGGGGCTGCTGCGGCGGCTCAAAACTGGGCCTTGTTTGACAGTATGCGTGGTTTTACGATGGGTAATGACGCAAGGCTCCAGCCGAATACTTCTGATGCAGAAGTCTCTTATGACGACATAAACCCAACCCCGACAGGGTTTACAATCGGTGTTGGTGGCACTCGTGTTAATGAGAGTGGCTCCACCTACATCTACATCGCCATCCGCCGTGGCCCGATGCGTGAGCCGACGAGCGGGACGGAGGTGTTTGCGCCTCTAAGCGAAGTGGGCACAGGGTCTTCACGAACAGTCAATGCAGGTTTTCCCGTTGATACGTTTTTTATTAAAGATCGCACTGGCCTAACTGGTCCCACTAATGGGGGTAACATTTTATATGATAGATTGAGGGGAAACTCAAATGTTTTGCAAACCCAAAGCACAGCAGCCGAAGCCGTTAATGCCACATATACAGCACTGTTTAACTCAGTTCAGAATGGTATCGTTGTTAGCGAGACATGGAGTGCGTATGGCTATCGTGAATATGTTTTCCGCCGCGCCCCCGGCTTCTTCGATGTGGTGGCGTATACTGGGGATGGGGTGGCAGGCCGCACTGTGTCGCATAACTTGGGCGTTGCGCCTGAGATGATGTGGGTAAAGGGTCGCACCATAGCTCAAAACTGGGCTGTTTATAATCCAAACGGAAGACTTCAGCTATTAAACCAATCTGGTGCAGAGTATAGTGCCGCTGTAACAGATGACTATTTTGGCGATGGTTCAACTGTCATTGCCCCAACACAAACACAGTTCACTATTGGAACGGCTTCTCCTATCAACAGTTCTGGAGCCTCCTACATCGCCTACCTCTTCGCCACCCTCCCCGGCATCAGCAAGATTGGCAGCTACACGGGCAACGGCTCGTCGCAGACCATCAACTGCGGCTTCACGGGCGGTGCGCGGTTTATCCTCATCAAGCGGACGGACAGCACGGGCGATTGGTATGTGTGGGACACGGCTCGCGGCATTGTCTCGGGCAACGATCCGCATCTGTCCCTAAACACGACCGCCGCAGAGGTGACATCGGACGACACCATCGACCCCGACAGCAGCGGCTTCATCGTCAATCAGGTGTCGGCGACCAACGTGAATGTGTCGTCTGCAAGCTACATCTATCTCGCCATCGCATAGGAGGATCAACTATGGGCGACTATCGGCACAGAACTACAGGCGAAGTGAAATCGCAGGGCGAGTGGCGTCGGCACCATGCCAACACCTCTTTCCCCCGCGTCTGGACGCAGGCCACGCTGGATAGCCTTATGCTCGATCCGGTGTTCCCCACGCCCAAGCCGGACGCAGGCCAGTATCAGACCGCAGCGCGCGATGGCGTCGAGCAGGATGCGAAGGGCAGCTGGGTCGAGCGGTGGACGATCCGCGACATGTTCGCCGACTACACCGACGACGATGGCGTGCTGCATACGAAAGCCGAGCAGGAGGCTGCGTATCAGGCTGGCCTAGATGCAACAGCGGCCAAGAGCGTGCGAGCAGAGCGTGATCGCCTGTTGGCAGAGACTGACTGGATCGTCATCATGCACACCGAGCGCGGCACGAACATCCCGGCGGAATGGGAACTGTATCGACAGGCGCTTCGTGATATAACAGCGCAAGCAGGGTTCCCGCATCAGCTCGAGTGGCCCGTTAAACCGTAAGGAGCGATCATGCTCGGTTTTTCGCCGCTTGCCTCGACCACGCTCGCTGACGACGTAGGGGCCGCATCCTACACCCTTGTGGCGGATGCGGCCGCTTTCGTCGCGACGATCCAAGATGTGAACATAAACGTCGCCCCGATCCTGCCGACCGGCGGGTTCGATCTCAACGGGCAGACGGCGGCGTTCACCGTGACGATGGCAGCCGACGCCGGCAGCTTCACGCTGACCGGGCAGGATGCCGACCGCCGCTTCGACGGCCGCATGTCGGTGACGCAGGGAACGTGGATCACCGCCGGCCAGATCGCCAACATGAAGGTCAGCAAGCGTGCCAACGCCGGCACCTTCACACTGACGGGCCAGAACGCGGGCTTCGGCTTATTCCTGCCCGCCGACGCCGGCAGCTTCACGCTGACGGGGCAGGAGACATTCTTCAACGTCAGGCTGGCGGCTGGCACGGGCGCGTTCGCTCTCGCCGGGCAGGCGGCGAACACGAACACGACCTTCGCCCACGGCGCCGGCAGCTTCACGCTGACGGGGCAGGACGCCAACATCTCGCCGACCACGGTGATCGACGGCGGCACGGGCAGCTTCGCGCTGACGGGCCAGGACGCGGGCCTGCTGCGGGATTACGCCCTCGTCGGCGGCACGGGCACATTCGCGCTGACGTTCGAGGACATCGACATCAGCACGAGCCTCACGGCCGGCGCCGGCGTGTTCGCCCTAAGCGGGCAGGACGCGAACCTGCTCGTCAACACCGCGCTGGCAGGGGGCGAAGGCTCGTTCACGCTGACGACGCAGGATGCCGACCTCGATCTGAACCGCAGGCTGGACGCCGGCACCCGCGTGTTCACCGTCGGCGTCGAGACGGCGACCTTCCGCGTGCGCCGTGCGCTGGCCGCCGACCATGCCAGCTTCGTCGTCACCGGGCAAACGATTGATCTCATCTTCGGCCGCAGCCTGATCGCCGCGCGTGGCAGCTTCACGCTGACGGGCGACGAGGCGAACCTCATCCCGGATCTGTCGCTTCCGGCGCAGGTCGGCACATTCACGCTGGCGGGGCAGTC